AGAGGGGGAACGGCTTGTTTGTCAAAAGCTGGACTTGCAATCGGTACGACACCGGCAGAGCTTTCTATAGCAGCCCCAAATGGAGCCGGCGTAGATTTTGCCATTAACGGTATTATCTATCACTTTGCAGACGATGCAACCGTTGCAGTAACCGCAGCAGCAGTGCAGGCAGTATTGACCAAGTGTATATACTTGGTATGCTTGAGCACTACGGGTGCGCTAACTACCGTGAAGGGTACGGCAGTGCTAACCGCAGACTTGACCGCAGGAACCAAGGTTCTTGAATGGCCCACCCCTACGGCAGATACATGCTGCATCGGTGCCTTTAAGGTTGAAACCAAAGCTGCTGGAACTTATACGGCTGGAACGACTGCGCTGACTCCGGCTGCTACACTGGCTGTAACATATTACGACTTGTTCTCAGTACCGGTAGCTCCGCTTACCTCGTAATAGCGGTAATATCACAACCTAAACAATGGGGTATAGATCACTATACCCCTGCTTAGAAAGGGGAAAAAATGACAAAATACACAGAAGTCGTTAACGAAAAATTATCACAGGGGAAAGCCATGAGCTTAGGCGAGATAGGCGATCCAGGCCCGATTGAAAAAGTTGCGGAAATTAATTTTATAAAGACAGCCCAATTAGAGGCATTCATGAACGAAGTCCTTACAATCCTTGTCCATCCGTCTTCAGAAGAGGGTGCTCTTGACATCGCGCCTCCACAAGTCAACGGACTTAATCAGCCTATTATTCGTGGGGTAGAATCCAAGGTAAAGCGTAAGTATGTCGAAGCTCTGGCACGATGCAGGGTTACAAAATATGAGCAAAGAGTGCAGGATCCAAGCCGCCCGGAAAATATACAAATGTGCGAAAGGACTGTGCTTTCTTATCCTTTCGCGGTTTTACATGATCCCAGCCCAAGGGGTAGATCCTGGTTAGAAGCGATAGTTAGCCAGCCTTAATAAGGACGGGGTGTACACATGAACTTTCTTTCTTTATGCCAAAGATTGCGAAGTGAAGCCGGAATTGCGGGGAGTGGTCCCTCATCCGTAATTGGACAAACGGGGGAGTTGGGAAGGGTTGTCTCATGGGTGTTATCAGCCGACGAAGATATTCAAAATACCTATGCTACTTGGAAGTTTTTACAGACAAGTTTCACCTTTCCGACTATTAACACTATACAAAGCTACGCGCCTGGCGATGTTTCTCTGTCTGATTTAGCCACATGGAAACACGACAGAATAGACGACCTGACTATCTATTCGTCTGTTTCTGATGAGCAATATCTTATTTTCATTCCCTGGGACGAGTTTCAAGGTGCTTATATGTTTGGTTCAACTCGAACCCAAACAGGCAGGCCTACCATAGTTACCATAAAGCCAGACAATTCAATGTGTTTATGGACTATTCCTGACGGTGTTTACACTGTAACCGGAGAATGTTACAAAAAAGCCCAGGTAATGACAGTTGATGCCAGCGAGCCTATAATCCCGTCTCAATTTCACATGATTATAGTCTGGAGAGCACTTATGCTTTATTCGGCCTTTTCAGGTGCACCAGACTTATACGCCCACGGACAAAATGAGTACCGTAACATGTTGAGAAAGTTAGAAAGGGATCAGCTACCAGAATTAGGGTGGGGGCCAAGTTTAGTTTAAAACGGAAACACAAACTAAAATATGCACCAAGTGTCATGTAAATAACCCGAAAAAATAAGCGTAAGACAAATGTTCAATACAACATACTCAGGAAACTCAGTTGTCGTGTTCGCAACGCTGTAAAGAGACAATATACAGAAAAGTCCAATAAAACCGTTAGGCTATTAGGGATATCATTCCCTATATTTAAAGAATATTTTGAATCACTATTTACAGAAGGTATGGGTTGGGGAAAGGTAATGTCTGGGGAGATACATATAGATCACATTAAGGCGTTGTCTGCATTCGACTTAACGGACACAGAAGAACAAAAGAAAGCATGTAATTATAAAAATTTGCAACCGCTTTGGGCTAAAGATAATTTATCTAAAGGTGCAAAAATAGATTGGTCTGGAGAACCACTTACATGAAACTACCTCAGACAAAGATCATACCGAGTCTTATCGAATTCACGGGAGGGTTAGACGTTGTTACTTCCGCGATCAAGAAAAAGCCTGGAGTATGCAGGGGTGCGCAGAACTTCGTTGAGGATATCGATGGCGGTTATTATCCAGTTCCAGGGTATGAGAGATATGACGGGCAGGCAAGCCCCTCGGATGCGGCTTATGCTGTTTTAGTAGTTTCGATTACAGGGACAGTGGCTGTTGGAGATGTGTTAACTAATACGGCTGTAACTGCTTATGGGACGATTATCGCATTAACAACCGGTTTAGCGATTATGACCAAACTGACCGGAACTTTTACTACAGGGAATATTAAGGTCGGGGCTGCCGTTGTCGGGACGTGCACAGGAGCACAGGTTGTCGATGGGGCTTCAACTCCAAAGCTACACGCTCAATATAGAAACCTTGCCGCTGATGTTTATCGTGCCGACATACTCGTTGTCCCGGGGTCTGGTAGTATTTTAGGAGTAGTCTCATATAATGATGTTCAATATGCTTTCCGTAATAACGCCGGCGGTACTGCAACTGCGATGTATAAAAGCAGTGTTTCAGGTTGGACACTGGTTCCACTTGGAAGGGAGCTTTCTTTCGCTTCCGGCGGAACTTTTGTGATAGCAGAAGGGCAAGTTATTGCGGGTGAGATCTCCGGAGCAACAGCTACCCTTACGAGGGTAGTATTAGAATCAGGAACTTTCGCAGCCGGGACAGCAGCCGGGAGGCTTATATTCGCTTCACAGACAGGGACATTCCAATCAGAGACCTTAAAGGTCGGAGCGAACTTGAATGTAGCCACGATAACTGCTGACAGTTCAGCTATTACATTTGCTATTCCAAGCGGTCGGTTTGAGTTTTTTATCAATAATTTCGGTGGAAATGTTAATACAAACAGACTTTACGGTTGTGATGGCAAAAACAGGGGTTTTGAATTTGATGGCACGGTTTTTGTTCCCATAGAAACAGGAATGACCACCGACGCCCCTGAGCATGTTTACGCTCATAAAAACCACTTGTTCTTTTCGTTCATTGGTTCGTCTCAACATTCAGGACCGGGCACACCTTATATATGGTCGGCTGTTCTCGGTGCCGCAGAAATTGCAATGGGGGATACTGTAACTGGTTTTATGGGGCAACCAGGCAACATCGACACGGCTGCTCTCGCTATTTTTACAAGAAACTCAATAGGTATTTTATACGGTTCAAGTATAAACAACTGGAGCCTTTCGCACTACAAGCAGGGAGCCGGTGCATTAGCTTATACAATTCAACATATTGGCAGCACCTTGATGCTGGATGACAGGGGAATCACAAGCCTATCTACAACGGCTGATTATGGTAACTTCGCAGACGCTACACTAAGCACTCCTGTTCAGAAATGGTTGCTAACGAAAACTGCGTCCGCTTCATGTGTTTTAAGAGACAGGAATCAATATTGTATATTTTTTACTGACAAATCAGGGTTATACACCACAATAGACAACAGAAAAATCAAAGGAATGATGCCGGTACTTTTCCCTGATGCTGTAAAATGTATTGATTCATACGAAACAACCGGCGGTGATGAGGAAGTTTATTTTGGTGATGAGAACGGCTATGTCTATCAGATGGAAAAAGGAACAAGTTTCGATGGAGATTCGATAGAAGCATACATAACCCTTGCTTTCAATCATTTCAAATCGCCAACCACACTTAAAAGATACCGAAGGGCAACGATAGAACTCGACGGTAAAGGATATTACGAATTTGAGTTCAGTTATGATCTTGAATATTTATCAACGGAAACAGAGCAACCTGCGGGAATAATTAAAACTGAAGCTATAAGCCTTACACCTTCTCAATGGGATGACTTTACGTGGGACTCTTTCTTTTGGGATGGCGTGGCATTAGCCCCGTCATATCTCGACATGACCGGAAGCAGTGTTAATGTATCACTAAAAATAAAATCAAACGGTGATTATTTTAACAACACTATTTTTACAAGCGCAATAGTTCAATACAGCCCTTTGAGGGAAAAAAGATAATGGCAAATGATTTCTACACTCCAAGTGGCTCGCCCGCTACATCTTCACGGGGTGAGTCAATCACAATGCGAAGCGAGTTTAATGACATTGAAGACGGATTTGATAAGATAAGTCCTCTCACAGGCAAGGCCAACCTCCCCGTTTTTATAAACACAGGCGCAACCGCCCAAGAAGCGATAACAGCCTCATCAGCTCGAACTAAATTAGGGCTTGTTATAGGAACGAATGTTCAGGCTTTCGACGCTTTCTTATTAAGTATCTCAGCTTTAGGAACGGCAGCAGACAAGATATTATATACCACCGGAGTTGACGTTGCTGCGGAGACATCTCTCACAGCCTTTGCAAGGACCCTGCTCGACGATGCGGACGCTTCAACTGCGAGGGCTACGTTAGCGGTACCAGTTAAAACAACAAACATGATAGCGGGGACAGGTTTATCTGGTGGAGGAACCTTAGAGGCTGACAGGACTTTTGCCCACGCTGCACACACTGGCGAAGTTACTGGAGCAACAGCATTAACCCTTGCAAACAAACAGACCCTATCAGCAACTTCACCTATTACAGTTAGCAATACGCCTACGGTTGTAGCTGCTATAGCGCCGGTGATTGCTATCCCCGCAGCCACCAATACAGCAGGAGGGTATGCCACAGCGGCACATATACAGGCAATTGAGGCGAACACGGCTAAAGTCAC